GTTGTAGCAGCCTTCAGTTCAGCGGATGAGGAGGTTAGACAGATGATTAAAAGAATACTTCTCGGTGTCGGTGGTACGCCATATACGCACGTTGCTATTCAGTGTGCGGTATCGCTCGCAAAAAGGTTTGTTTATCTTATCCGGGGGTTTGGAAAATTTGTTACGGCCCTGAAAAAATGCGGGAAGACCTGAGATATCGCGGGACTATGTGGGATAGAGGAGCTATAGAGAGGTTTGGAAAATATTGTTGAAAAGTGGGGTTCGTTATCAGGGGGTTTGGAAAATTTGAAAGCGCGGACATTGAGGTTAAAACGTTGATGGATGGTACTTTATGTCACGCGGGGGCGTGTTATGTAGTGGTGGATTACCTAACAAATATAACCTAACATGAAATGTAACTACCTAACAAACTCAATAGCTGTGTAATAACTATGAGTTACAACCGTCGTGCACCAAGATAGATAAGGATGAAAGGCTTTCATTACCTAACAGGGGGGGTCGGAAGCAAACATCCAATTTTGACCTCTAAAAGGTCAGTAAAGGGGTCGGAAGATTTCACAAGCTCTGTTCAGGCCGGGAAGAACACCGACGTTTTGCCCTTCACCATTTTTCTGATATATCCAAGGTCCTCGGCTGCCAGCCGAATATAGTACATCTCTTTCGGCGAAAGTTTTGAACCTTTATAAAGATCTGTTTCGCGGATTCCAGGCTTTGCCTTCACCGCAGTGATGAGCGTTTCGAATGCATCATCGTATTTGGGATTCCGTCGGATCGTCTCTCTATATTCATCCTTCACCAGCCGATAGATCTCTTCCTTAGAATTGGCGAGCTCAAATCGTGACAGCAAACCCAGTTCAGAATGATACTCCTTTATTGCGTCATTAATATCTCCGATGCCCGCGAGGCGCTTGGCCCACCGAATATGAGACAATGCCTCCTCTCGCGCGAACTCTTCATCCTTATAGATAGTGTCGGCGCTGGTAGGCATCATACTGAACAGAAAGGCTCGTGCCGCCTCCACTTTAATATTATTTCCCTCCTTAAGAATCTCTGCCAGGGCACAAAACATATTATCCGCATGGATGCTCGGAAAACGTCTCACCCTCTTTTCTTCATCGTACAAGTGATTTACATCCACACCGGTAAGGAGCGCATATGTATAGAGGCTGAGAGGCCCACTTCTTTGCTCAATCACCTTGCATATTTCCCCGACCACGGGAAGCACAGTACCGTCGATTCTATCGTATTTTTCTCCTTCACCCGTTAGTAACCACCCAGGCAAGACGTTAAAAACCCTGCAAATACTCAGGATTAGCCGCCTTGAGGGTATGTAAAGGCCTTGCTCCAGTTTTGATATATAGCCTGGAGTAACCCCAAGGAGTTTAGCGAGTTGACTTTGATTTATGTTGAGTTCTCTTCTCAATATCTTGAAACGATCACTGAATGTGGTATCCATTTTTCATGCCTTTACGCATATTTGACTTGACAACCTGTGAGTACTCACATTATTCTAAGCGATAGGGGTGCACCATGAAGCCAATAATTGGAAAAAAAATAAGAGTCATGATGATTTTTAAGGAAGTCACCGGCAGCGAGCTTGCGCGAAAGATTGGAGTGCACAGAACCGTGCTCAACAGAGTTATTGCAGGTACCAGGAGAACTCCCAGGCTGCGCCGTTTCCTGTCAGAAGAGATCGGGTTTCCTATGAGCCTGTGGGATGAGATGGACCGGGAGCTAAAAAAACGGAAACAAGGAACTCTAAAACGCTGATGACACCTGCTCCATTCATAATACGGTATATCCGTCATGGATTGATTGTATCAAATACCCAGGGGGGCATTCAATGACAAAACAAAAGAAAGTTTTGCACAACCCGTTATCTAACCAGGCACCTCTTTTCGATATACCTTCAGTAGAAGGCTCCCTCGATGTCAGCCTTGCCTTTAGAGGAGCCCTTTCCAGGGTCCTCAGTAAATGCCGGGATAGCAGATACCAGTTATCGGCAAAACTCAGCGAGCTCACCAAGCGAAACATCTCAAAAGACAGCCTGGACAAATATACGAGCAGCAATCTTGATTATGCTCTTCGTGCCGAGGATCTCCCGGCGACNATAGCTGTTACCGGNTCNTTGGANCATATACAGGTCCTNCTCGANCCNGTGGGCTGNTCGGTTGTGACCCCCGAGGACAATAAATTGTTAAAACTTGCCCGACTCACTCAGCATAGGAATCACCTNAGTCTTGAAATAGCCAGGCTTGAAACAGANCTGGGCGTTAAGGCGAGGTAGGTGGCCCTTGAGAGAATGGCTCACGACCACACAACTGGGTAAACTACACGGGATCACCGGCGATGCCATCAAGCGAAGAATATATGCAGGGAAATATCAACTTATAAAGAAAGATTCCAAACCCGGGAAAGGGGGTCACCGAGCCTGGCTGATAAGTATTCATGATCCGGCAGTGCCGCAGGACGTAAGAGATCTATTCGAGCGACAGGCTACCAAGTTTTTCGGTTTGCCGGATATTGAGGATGTAAAACGCCTGGCTCATCTTCTCGAAGAGGAGATTATCCTCTTGCGGGAAAACAACGCTTTATTGAAATGGATCTCAAAGAGGCTGAAATGACGGAATGGCTTACCGTTCAAAATTTGGCCGAGGTTCTCGGCAAAAGCTATCCAGCAGTTCTCATGTCTGTTAGAAGAGGGCGTTATGCTGCGATTAAGAAACTTGAAACCCCTGTAAAGAGCCACGGCGGCAAGATGTGGCTCATTAATATAGACGACCCCGCAATTCCGGCAAGTGCCCGTCAAAAATACTATGATTCACTCTCGCCTCACCCATACTATCAAACAGAATCCAGCGAAATTCCAACAGCACCGGCTTTGCCCCCCGGTGTGTTTCCCCCCGCTAAGGGACGGGTGGCAGCCAAGCTGCCCGTCCCTATTTTCACCTCATCCATGATCCCGGAGGATCTCAAGGCAATTGCTCTTGCCCGCCTTGACCTGGTCGGGGCCTGGCAGGATCACAGGCGGCTCTATGGTGGGTCTCACGGTACCCGTTTGAAGGCGGATTCAGTATTCGAAGCGGCCTACAATATGGGCCTTCTTCTTCCAAATGTTTATCAAATAGTCGGTAAAGTCGATTTAAACACCGTTTACCGCTGGCACCGGACGCTCTCCGGGTCCAATGACTGGACCCTGCTTGTCCCGGATTGGAATTGTCTCGAAAGAAAGGAGCCCTCCCTCACCCCGATCGAGAAAGAGATCTTCTCGAAATGTCTCCTGAACCCTTCCCGCATGTCCATCGGCGAGGCGACGAAGATGGTGAAGGCTGCCCTTATAAAGAGAGATATCCCTTCTCCCTCGGCACCGATAACCTTTCGGAGATGGGCAGACTGGTTTAAGAGCAAAAACAGCCACATATGGACACTGCTCCGTGAAGGCGAAAAGGCCCTCAAGGATAAGGAGATCTTCTCAATGCGCCGCGATGCCTCGAAGCTCAATGTGGGCGATGTCCTTGTGGCAGACGGCCACAGGCTCAACTTCCAGGTCATCAACCCCTCCACAGGCAAACCCTGCCGTGCGACCCTCATCGGCTACCTGGACTGGAAGTCCTGGAACCTTGCGGGATACGAGATCATGATCGAAGAAAACACCCAGGCCATCGCATCGGCCCTGAGGAACTCCATCATCAACCTCGGCAAGATCCCCAGGATCAGCTACCAGGACAACGGCAAGGCATTCCGGGCACGGTTTTTTACGAAGGACGTGAGCTTCGAGGAGTCCGGCCTCTCGGGCCTCTTCGGAAGGCTCGGGATCTCGCCCGTTTTTTCCCGACCGTACAATGCCAGGGCTAAGGTGATTGAGAGGTGGTGGAAGGAATTTACCGGTAAATTCGAGCGCCTTCTTCCTTCCTTCACGGGCGCATCCGTGGCAGACAAACCGGCCTGGCTGATGCGTAATGAGAAGTTTCACCGGATCCATCACAACGACTACATCCCCACGATCCAGGAGGCTGTGGAGTTCATCAATGCCTGGATTCACGAGTACCTGGAGATACAGCCCTGTCCTCACGTCTCGGGCAAGACCATCGGCGAGGTCTTCAATGAGGGGCGCGGCCCCGGCGTCAACGTGAACGATCTTGACGAGCTCATGCTCGCGACGGAGGTCAAGACGATCCGCGCGAACGGTATCCGGTTCCTCGGAGCCGATTACTATGACGACGCCCTCTTCGGCCTTCGTGAACAGGTCTTCGTCAAGTACTCCCTGAGCGACCTCTCCCATGTCCGGATCTATGACCGACAGGGGCGCTTCCTGTGCAAGGCCGACAGGACGATAAGCACTCACCCCATGGCGGCTCTCCTCGGAGACGCGAAGGACGTCGCAGAGGTAAAACACCTCATCAGCAAGCAGAGAAGCCTCGAAAAGGCGGTTGTCAAGGCGGCGAAGGAACTCATGCCGAAGAAGCAGGAACTTCCGCCCTGGTCCGACATCGTATCCCTCACACCGGGGACCATAGAGAAGCTCGAAGAGGTGACAGCGCCCGCGCCGGAGACCGGCGAGCGCCACATCCCGGAGTACATGCTGAAGAGCAGCCAGGCGAAGGACCCCGAGCCCGTCCCGGTGATCCCGGAGAACTAGCCAGGATCCGAAACCCGTTGAACGGCCCATGTTCGGCAGTCAAACCGAGCGTTACGAGTGGCATTTGAAGTACGGCTGTCAGAGCAAAGAGGACGAGGACTGGGTTGAGTGGTTCAAGACGACCCCCCTATACGAGAAAACCTTCGGATGGTTCGAAAAGCAGGCACGGGGACTCGTGGAGGACATGACCCGCTCCAGGTACGGGATGCACAGATAAGAAAAGCCCCGTGGCGGCGTGACCCGTCGACGGGGCTAAATCCAACAGACAAAAGGAGTATAGCCGATGAAGAAAGTTTTTGCAAGCTGCTCGAACACGTCACGGTTCGTTTCCGCCATGGAACGCCTCCAGGAGAGAGACGGAGACCTGCCGGGCATGGCCCTGATCTTCGGGGAACCTGGTCTCGGCAAGACGAAGACAGCCCTGTGGTGGGCTCTTCAGAACAACGGCGTGTTCGTCAGGACAAAAAAACTCATGTCCGGCCGCTGGCTCCTTGAAGAGATCGTGGCCGAGCTCGGCGAGTCCCCGGCCTACCGGACATCAGACCTTTTCAGGCAATGTGTTGAGCAACTCCTCGCGAGGCCCAGGACGCTGTTTATTGACGAGGTGGATTACCTGGCCTACGACGCGCGGGTCCTGGAGACGCTCCGGGACATTCACGATGTAGCCGGGACCCCGATGGTCTTCATCGGCATGGACAAGGCGGACAAGAAACTGAACCGCTATCGCCACCTCTATGACAGGTTCATGGAGGTTGTCCGTTTTCAGCCATTGACGAGGGATGATGTGGCGGCCGTCGCAGAGCAGCTCTGCGAGGTGAGACTCACCGGCGATGCCATTGATCTCATTTATGCCGACGCTGGCCGCTTCAGACAGGTCATCAAGTGGTTTTATCGGGCCGAGGCCATTGCCCGGGCAAACAACGCTCCGGAGATCTCCGGCGCTGATCTCGACGGGAGAAAGTGATGTTGAGGACCGTCATGCGCGCCTGCCTTTCCTTCGGCGAGAAGTTCTATTCCCTTTCGCAGATCGCCGAGGCGGCGGCCATGGAGAGAAAGGAGGTCCGGCACAGGCTCTGGAAACTGGAGGCGGCGGGACTCATCACGCGCTTCCGCAGCCAGGAGATCCCCACAGACAGGGGGCGGCCGGTGAAGGAGATCTACTACCGGAGCACAAGCCTTCTCGCAAAACGGTTCCACAAAGGCAATGAACGTCCGGCCACGAAGATGAACGGCTGGGACAGGATGTGGCAGGCGCTGCGAGCACTCAGGCACTTTACGCGCAGTGATCTCGCGCAGATCTGTGAACAGAGTGCGGCGAACGTCAAGTGCTTTACGACGGTATATCGCCAGGCCGGATATCTGCGCTGCCTGGGGAAACCCGGTTCGCGCGATGTCATGTGGATTCTCGCGAAGGATCCGGGACCGAAGAGGCCCCCGTACAAGGGAGAAACCCATGTGGATTGATATCCTGAAAAGGGAAGTGAAGGCTCGGGGTCTTTCCTGTGTGGCCACGGAGCTCGGGGTATCGAAATCCACGGTGAGCCTTGTATGTAATGGCAAGTATCCGGGAAGTACGGCGAGGATCGAGGAGCGGATCAGGAAGATATTCGGCATGAACGGGCACGTCGCCTGCCCGGTCCAGGGAGAGATCTCCCCGGCACGTTGCGCCGATACGCGCAGGCGGGCGCAGGCGATAGGCATGAAGGCGAGCAACCCCGAGACCCTGAGACTCTACAGGGCGTGTCTCGGGTGTTCGGTAAGGGGGTAAGCAGGCATGAGCGGCGCAATGATGACGCACGAACAGGCGAAAACGATCACGGCCCTGCTGTCGGGCCTTACCCTGTCCAAGAAGCGCTACGGGCGGCTTTTTGCCCGCAACGGCATCGACCCGGACGGGGACTTCTCATCGGAAACCGTTACTTTCGAACAGGCAGCAGGTCTCATAGGTTCCCTGAACGAGGTCTATTTCGAACTTGGGGGGGAAAAGATCACGAAAGACCAGATCAGGAAGATCCACACCCTGGCAAGCGCCCTCGACTTTCCCGATGACGTTTACCGGCAGGGCCTCAGGGACCTGTTCTGTGTCGAGACTTCGAAGGTTCTCACGTCCCGGCAGGCCAAGTACCTCCTGGATGTCCTGGAGATGGAGGGCATCACAAACGGCGTCTGGAGCAGGCGCGAGTACCGCGACAAGTACAACGAACTGAAACAGCGTCCCGGCATGGCGGTACCGGCGCAGCTTCGCAAGATCGAGGCGACCTGGCACGGGCTCTATCCCGAAAACGACCAGGCGCTGCGTCAGAAGAGCCTCAGGAGCTTCCTGTTCAAGTTCTTCAAGGTGTCTGATCTGCGGTTCCTCGATCAGAAAACGGCGAACAAGGTACTCTATACCATGAGAAAGATATCGGAGAGGAAAGAGGCCACCGCTAAAAACGCCCCTGAGATGCATTTAAGAGGCCAGGTCGGATGAATACGCACGGACCGGAAGAAAAAGCGAAATTAAACGAGTTTAAACAGGTCCCAAACGAAACGAGAGGCATAATCAACCAGGCAAAAAAGAGGCCCGCCGAGGATAGCCGTAAATACCAGGTGCGTTGCGATTCGTGTGCCCGGTTGCTCGGCACCTTCCAGGCGGCCTTTGGTGAGATAAAATGTCCGAGGTGTAAACACACACAGAAGATCCATATCGGAGGCGGGGTGCAAAAGCACAGGGCGGCATAGGAAACAGCCGCCAAAAGACAACTGAGAGATTGAGAGGCACACGATGCCCGGCGAGTTCGAAAAGAACCGCCGGGCATTTCAGTTTAAAGAGGAGGAAAACACGATGAAAAACGAAAGACTGGAAGAGGCTTTAAACCAGTTGGATTCCGATACGTACGCACTAAAGAACCTCATCGAAACGTTTCGTCGCGCGGCGCTGTGGTCACAGGAAAACCCGGATGCAGACGGTCTCGACTGGATCCTCGCGATCGATACACTGGAAGAAGCCGTGAACCGCATGGGGGCCAACACAAGCAATGTTTTCGGTTTAAGCATGCAGGATAAAAACAACCAGGCCCCGAAAAACACAGCGGCAGCAAAAGATGCCGTCGATCTCCTTCGAAAAGAAATATCCAAAGTCGGCGACCTGATAACGATCTTCTATGCTGCCTCTATCCAGGATGCCGAAGGCGGGGCTCCGCAACTTGACTGGCCCGCAGGATTCGAGGCACTTTCCGATATGGTGACCCGGATCGAGAAAGCAAACCAGGATGTGTGGAAAGTNTACTATCCGCAATATCGGCCCGCAAAGCCGTAGTNCAGAANCAAAANGCCACTCACGGTGCCGCCGNGANTGGCCTTGAACCCAATAGATAAGCTTCGGTTGTGACANATTTCTATCATAAAAGGAGCTTGAATGGAAGACCGTTATGATGGCACACCGGAAAGAGATCTACTAAGGATGTTTAGCAGGGAAATTGCAAAGTTCAAAGTTCTGACGCGGGAAGAGGAGGCAGGTCTGTTAAGCCGGATAAGAGAAGGCGAACCTGGAGCCCTTAATCGGCTCATAGAAGCAAATATTCGATTTGCCTTGAAAGCGGTGTTCCGATATTGGATACCGGGGTTTCCTCTCATGGATATGGTTTCAGAGGCATGTCTCGGCCTCGTCGTCGCTGCAAAGACATTTAACCCTGCGGCAGGGTTTCGTTTCACAACGTATGCTGAGCAAAGCATACGGCAACGGGTAATTGCTGCAATGTGCAGTTCCAGGCGCCCCCTTGAAGAATCGCTTGACCGTCCCGCCTATCACAATGGAGACGGCCTCTATGGAGATAGCCCGACGATGAAAGACCTCCTCGTATCTGAGGATGATAACCCGGAGGAAAGGGCGCAACAGACCGATATTAAAAGCTATCTCGCGTTACTGAATAAGAGGGAACGCAAGGTTATTATCCTGCGATTCTGGCACGATGCAAGCTTTGGCTATATCGGCAGCATGTTGAATGTTGCGGGCAAAAGGGCCGCGGAAATAAACGCGAGAGCCCTTATAAAATTAAGGTTTGCCATGAAAGGAATGGAGGTACCATGGCGGAACGAAACAAGACAGAAATGAAGAAGGAATGGCTCTCCGTAATCCACGTTGCCGTTTCACAGCTCGGGCTTGATGACGAGGAATACAGGGCCATTTTAAAGGGAAGATATGGCGTGCATTCAGCAAAGGACCTCACGGCCTTGCAGGGGCAGGACTTGATAGACCATTTTAAGAGCCTTGGATTTGTACCGATACGCCGCAATAAAGTCTGCAAGCGTTGCCTGCCCCGGCCAAAGCGAGCTGCCATACCTGCGAATGTGATATATCCCGTGAGCCCGGCTCAGCTGGCTCAAATTAAACACCTCAAGAACGACATTAAATGGTGGACCGTTGATGGGTTCTCCGGATGGCTGAAGAGATATTTCAATATAACCAAGATACAAACGTCGACCGAGGCCAGCTCGGTCATCCACGCCCTGCTTCGCCTTTGGAGAAGCCAAAGCAGATGCAGGTGCAGCCTGATTAAGGAAAGTTGAGAATGGAAGAAGACAGGGTACTGGCACGACTTACAGGTGACTTTAGAGCTTTTGCGGTTCTTGTAGGCGTTGAAGCCGCATTGAAGACAGCAAAAGCTTTCGGCGGTCTCGCTCTTGCGGTACCCAAACTCGATTCCATCTACCGGGAAGAGAGAGATAAAGAAATACGGGATGCCTATGATCGGGGCGAACCGGTAAGAAGGCTGGCCAGGCGATACAATCTGACAGCCCGGAGGGTCTATAACATCTTGAAACGTGAAACCTATCCGGGCGAGGGGGTGTAAGGTGCCTCTTAATTTTTACAGAGACAGTGTCTACAGCGACCTGCTAAATAAGCCTGAATACAAGGACGTCCGCGAGATCTGGATGCCCGCGATAAAGGAGTTCATCGTTATGCCGGAGGCCACTTTTCGAGCAACGATCTTTGATTGTATTGATGAACTCGATGACGACGCCGCGAAAGGTCTGATCTTCATCCTCTTGCTACTGTTGCGCCAGTCTGTTGGGGTTGCGGGTGACGGAAACTGATTCGCGACGAGGACTTTGTTCGGGAATATCAAACCATAAGGAGGCAATACACAATGAAAACAGGACAAGAAGCACCGGGGATGACGGTTCAGAGCAGGTCAAGCCCCGCCACTGACGTTAAGGCTGCCCTGTCCTTCTCGGAGATCCGTAAGGTCCTTTGCAGGGCTTTTACAGAGGCTTTCCCCGATTCAAGGGGGGACATAGTTGACCTTTTTGCGGATCATGTAGTTATCAGCGACGGTTCTGGATCCCTGTATGAGGTTCCGTACGCAATTGATGACCAGGGGCAGGTTTCAACGGGGGACATGACTAAGGTGCGGCGTCAAGTCAATTATGTGGCGATACAGTCTGCCTCACGATTGACCGCCGCTGTCGAGGAAAGCTCCCAGGAAGAGCAGGGATCCAGGTGGCGCGTCCAGATTGTCGAGGCGGGTCCGGATAAACAAAATATTGCAAATTATACAATTGGAGTGCTTCATGCTGCGGCACCTATTTATGAGGGTGCCAAGGTCTTTGCCCTATCCCAGGGTCAGCATGCTCACCCGGAGAATCCGTACGGGAAAAGCGTGCGCGATCTCGTCGGCTGGCTTTCCGATGTAACACCCAATTCAACCGGCCTTGAAGGCACCCTAAACATCCTGAAAAACGCCGCCTGGCTCAGGGACCTGATCATTGACGCATGGCAGCGGGGAAAACGGGATCTCGTCGGGCTGTCCCACGATGTGATCGCCCAGACGGTTTCAGGAAGGTCCAGCTCCGACCCAAAACAGGTGGAGCGGATCGTTCGGGTGGATTCCGTTGATGTTGTCTACGAGCCCATTGCAGGGGGCAGAATATTACGCATGGCCGCAGCCGCACAGGCAGGCCAAAAGGAGGCTACGATGGATGAGCAAGACAAGAAACTCTTGGAGGAAGGAAGGATCGCCGCCGCTCGCACCATACTGACGAGCGAACTGTCCACAAGCGGCCTGCCGGATCTTACCCGGAATAAGATCGAAACCGAGTTTTCGGGCAGGGTCTTTACGGCCGAGGAACTGAGATCCGCGATCACGAGGGAAAAAGAATACCTGGACAAGATCACGGGATCGGGCATCGTGACCGGAGCTGGACACGTACGTGTGGCCAGCGAGGGACCTGAAAGGATCCAGGCCGCCATGGACAAGCTCTTCGGCGTGGAGTTGGGAGACAGTTTCAAGGAGATCCGCCCCTTCGCATCATTGAGGGCGGCCTACACCGAGATTACGGGTGACACAGAGGTCCGGGGGATGCCCTCGCGCGGCGCGGCCCAGCTCGGCCAGGCGTTCATGGAATACATGCGCCTGCCGGCAGCGTATGCCAGTTCGAGCTTCAGCTTCGCCCTGGGAAACACGATGTACCGCCGCATGGTTCAGGACTATAACGGTATCAACTTCGATGAGGGATCTCTGATAAGCTTCAAGCGCAACGCGAAAGATTTCAGGACGATTGAGGCGGTCAGGGTGGGATACTTTGGCGACCTTCCCGACGTGGATCCCGAAACGGCCGACTATTCCGAAGCCGAGAACGTGACTGACGAAGAGGTGAGCTACACGGTCAACCAGAAAGGTATCCTCTTGACCGTAACCCGCAAGACGATCATTAATGACGACATAAGGACGGTTCAGACCCTCGTGAGCCGCTTGGCAAGGGCGGCCAAAAGAACCCATGCAAGAAGGGGATGGGCGAAGATCATCGACAATGCCACCTACAAGGGAGACACCACGGCCCTCTTCCACGGGGACCACAACAACTTGGGTTCCACCGCCCTGACCAACGATGCGGCCGGGATCGCGGCATTGACGGCGCGTCTCACCGCCATGTTCAATCAGACCGAGAAGGACTCCGGTGAAATCCTGGCGCTGGAGGCTTACAAGCTGTGGGTGCCGAGAGTTCTTTACGAAATCGCAGTCGCCCTCAACAGCCCCTGGCCTCTTGCCGGTACCATCAATCCCCACGCCGGCCGCTTCGGGTCCAATCATGAGCGGATCATCATCAACAAGCTTACGACGGACACCGCCGACTGGGGTCTCATAGGCAACCCGGCCGAAGTGGAACTGATGGAAGTCGCATACCTGAACGGCCAGGAGCAACCCGAGCTGTTTGTTTCCGATAACCCCCTCGTCGGCCAGATGTTCGTTGCCGACAAGATCCAGTACAAGATGCGCCACGAGTACGAGTGGGAAATAGTTGATTTCCGCGGTCTCGACAAGAGTGTGGTCGGCTAAGAGCCGAAAGAAATGATCATCCCCGGGTCTCTCGCTGGACCCGGGGATTCAGGGAAGAAAGAAGAGGCGAACGACGTTCCACCGACACGACAATTTCAAAGGAGCGGAGGTGTCAAGTGTCTGAGTTGAAGCAAGTCATCCCCGGAGTAATACGGGACAACATTTTAGTTGAGGATCTCCATCCGACGATTCGGATGTTTGCTGATATCGTCGGGGTTGATGGTGCGATCAAGATCTCCGCTGAATGCGGCGGAACGAACGTCTACATTCCAAAGCTCGAAAACTCGCTTACAAAAGCCCGTGACCGCGCAATCGTCAAGGCATTCAACGGGAGTAATTATCTGGACCTGGCAAGGAAGTTCAAAATATCGGATATACACGTAAGAAGCGTTGTAGAAAGGGCTCGCAAGACCATTAGAATGGGCCTGGGCTCCCAGGAAGGACCCTGCGATAGTGACAGAAAGGAGACATGATGGATAAGAATATTTTCAAATATGAGATCGACGGCAAAACCTATATACAGAGACCGATGGTGTTGGGGCAGATAAAACAGCTTACCACCATCCTGAAAGAAGTCCCGGTTTCAATATTCCTTGACGAAATGGAGATGGCAAAGCTGCTAATAAACAATGTGGGCCTGGCGATCGCGGTGGTGATCACCGAGGAGGGCACCAAGCCACGGGAGAAGGATATCGAGCAACTTGCCAGGGACATCGAGTTCACGATGGATGCCGAGACCCTGGTCCAGGTGGTGCAGGATTTTTTCGTCTGCAACCCCGTAGCGTCAATCTACGGGAAACTGTCCGAGATGGTGAAGGCGATACAGAAAACCCCGACGACTGGATCGACAGAATCTGCGTCCTCCTCGCCGGAGGGGACATTACAAAGTGGGACGGGATCGTCTGGGGATTTACTCCCAGGGAATGTACCCCCTGGATCGACCACCGATCAAGGGACGTGATGTTCCGGGAAGCCGTTCTGGCCTTTATGGGCGTCGGTAGCGATGGCTCGGGAGGATGCACCCCGGAACGGAAAGCTGACTGTGAGTTCCAGTACGGCGAGTACAGGGACTTCGTTTGTAAAACGTGTGAGCATAACGTGAATAAACACAAGGAGGACCCCGATGCAAAATAAAGTCGAGATCATTATCACCTCCGACGCCAAGGGCGCGATCGTCGGGATCACCCAGGCAGGAGAATCGGTCAAGAACCTGAAGACGCAGATGACGGGGCTTAATGCGTCCATGGGAGACGTGGCCAAGGGCCTCGGGGTCTTCTACGGGATTAAAGAGGTCGTCGAAGGGATTACCGCCGCCGTGCGGGGATCGTTGCGCTTCCTGGGGCAGATGGAAACCTCGGCTCTCGGTATAGCGGCCGCTTACATGGTCGGTGGCCAGTATATAGACCAGACGACGGGCAAGGCGCTCGCCGCTGATAAGGCGCTCGCTGCCGCGCAGGCGGACTCGAAGCAGATGCTCGATGAACTCCAGGTGGCAAACCTCCAGACAATAGCTACCCTTGACCAGCTCGTTAGGGCCTACCAGGAAACACTCCCCGTAGCCATGGCCAAGGGCTTTGACAAACAGATGGCGAAGGACTTCACCGTGGCCATGGTCCAGGCTGCCGGCGCCATCGGCCTGTCCCTCGATCAGATGGGCGAGGAGACGCGCTCGATCCTCACCGGCAATATAAACCCTCGCATGTCGCGGATAGCCACCGTCCTCGGGCTCCGAAATGAGGACATTAAGCAGGTTGAAGGGGACGCACAAAAGCTCTTCGACTTTCTTATGAAGAAACTCGAACCGTTCAAAGCCGCTGGCATCGAGTCACAAAAGACGTGGGCGGGCCTCTGGAGCAATACTAAAGATATCGCGCTCCAGGCAGGCGGAAAGATCTTCGAACCTCTCTTTCAAGCCATCAAACAGGAGCTGGCGGACATAACGAGCCAGATCGTTACCATCGATGAGAAAACGAAGACGATCAAGTGGAGTGACAATTTCCTTGGGACCATCAACATGATAAAGGAAGCCGTTTCCACCCTCATCGATGACGTGACGCGCCTTTCGATGTTGCTCGACAAGGCGGGTGGAACGATGACAGCCGTCATGCACTACGGGACGCTTGCAGAGTATAAGACAAGCTTCGGTACCTGGACCCAGGCGGGGCAATCTGCTGAAAAGTGGGCGCAACGCAATAAAATGTACGAGGAGCGATACAAAGAGGGCGAGCGCGCCCTCTACACGCGGCAGGTCATGCGCAACGGGGGACTGAAGCCAGCATCAGAAGAAAAGCTCGAGGCGCTTCAATGGACCACCGCCCGCGGAACCGGGCTCGTTGAAGTAACAACCCAGTCCGGCCAGAAGCTCTATTTCGAGCCAAACGAGAAATCCGGGAAGCCACCGTATAAAACATACCCCCCCAAACCATCAAAGGACAAACAGGACGAAAGCAGAGCCTCTGTCGACGCTGAATTACGGGAAAAGATGGCCTTATTAAGAGAGGAAGAAACCCGTAAGCTGGAAGTTTTGAGGACAGACGCAAAGCGCCGAGAGCTTAGCTATAAGGAGGGTGTGCTTTCCGAGAGGGAATATGCTGCGGAAACCGACTCCATCAAGAGACAATCCCTTGAATGGGGAATAGCCTACGCACAGAAGGAAAGGGAAGCGATCTCCCTGGCATGGAATGAAAAAAAGGGCCTTTATACCGAAGAGAAGGATAGGATAAAAGAGGAGGGCCGCGTTAAGGTCGAACTTACCCGCAGGGACACGGAGATCGCAAAAAAGAAAGAAGATCTCGCCCGGCTCGGTATCGACTATACAATCGAGGAGATCGAATACAACAAGGAGCTCTCCGAGACAAAACGCGCAGGCACCCTCCAGGTCCTCGAGGCGGAATATTCCCTGAAAAAGAAGCTCATAGAGATAGGGGTTGAACGCGGAGAAATGACCGAGCTCGAAGCGCGACAGAAAGAACTCGTTTTCGAGGAGCAAATACAGGCCGTCCGGATCGAGAACCTTCGTGCGAAATACCAGGAAGCCGAGAAGGACACGGAGAAGCTTTCAATTCTTTCTGAGATTGCCGCACAGGAGCAGGAAATACTTGCCACAGTGACCGAGAGGGCGAGGATCGAACAACAACTTTCTGGCAGTCTTGCGGAAGGATTGGCCGAAGGGTTGAGAAAGTATAACAAGGAGGCACGAACAACATTTCAGCACGGTGTTGAGATCGCCAGACAAACCGCCCAAGGGATGGAGCAGGCATTCTCCGATTTCTTCTTTGATGCGTTCCAGGGCAAGATGCAGTCTCTCTCCGATTATCTGAATGCCTTCTTAATGTCTGTTCAACGTGCTCTCGCAAACGCTTTGAGCCAGCAGATAACTGGAGGAATCGGTGGGTTATTCGGCGGGTCCGGATCTGAGAATGGAGGCGGCTGGCTATCCTCGATACTGAAGGTCGGCATTAGTTTCTTATCATCATCGCTCACGGGTTCCGTGGGTATTCCCATGAATGCGAACTATGTGCCCGGCATACATCATAGCGGTGGTACGGTCCGAAGATACGTCCCCGTTTTTCATGCCGGCGGGCTCAATGCCGATGAGCGTCTTGTCATTAACCGCGTCGGAGAAAGATACATTACGGAAGAACAGAACGCTTGGCTTACCCGTCTTGCAAAAACGGCCGAAGGACAGCCGAGCACTAATGTGTTTGTCTTAAGGAGCTGTCATCAAAGCGGGATAGCCGCGGTGAGGTGAAGAGGATCGTGCTTGAGCTTGCCGGTACAGACCCTGCCATCCGCGCGGCCTTGGGAATCAAATGAAGGTACTCCCGACCCGAGGAGATTAACGAGGAGTAAACAGCGGTTTAACTATCTATTCCGCTGATGATATAGAAGCCTAACAGGACATGGCCATTTGAGCTTGTGAAAAGTGAAAAATGGGCATGATTTTTGCGCTCTTAAAACGGCAAAAAAGTTTTCAACAATATTTTCCAATTCTCCTGATACAAATTTTCCAAACCTTCAGATAACGCTAAGTTTGAGGCAGAAATAACAGGCGTGACCATGTTTGATGTCGAACGCCTGAACAACATCACCACTATGCCGATACGATCGGAAGCGGG